GTCTTCATCTGTTGGTTTCTCTATATTATGAATTACACCAGCCTGTTTTAACACCGTTTCCCGGGACACCTTCAAAACTTTCACCTGTTCAGGCGTCGCTTTTTTCCCGAAAGCAATGGCTTCGTGAGTATTATTAAATTTTGGGCTAGTTCCTGCCGGTGCGGAGGGCTTAATTCCAGTCAGCAGGAATGTTTTGGTAGGAATTATTTCTTTTGCAACTTCTATGGGATATAACGGAATTTCAAGACTTGCTAATAATTCATTAGAAGCCATTTCTTTTAATTTTTTTTGATAAGCTTCTGATTCATCTGGCGTAACCGTTTTCAATTTTTTAACTGCTTCTTTTCCCGCTTCAGCCGGATGTAACGGCATATCCATTTCAGGCGTTGGTCGCCCTAATAGTTTTCGTTCTTGAAGCCATGCAGAATAAGCTTCTGATTCCGCTTTTGCCTGTCTTGCTTTTACCAAAGCTCCTTCTTTTGGCAGATAAGGCTGTCCACCTTTACGAATAACTTTTTTAAACTGGTCAAAATCTTTTGTTTTTGCAGCATCATAACCGCCTGATGTGCTATAAATATATCTAAAATACCTTTCAGTAATTTCAGATGCTTTGGCTTTATCCGCTCCCAATTTAATTAACCTGTCAATCATTGCTTTTTTTGCCCCTTGTTCTGCGGCATTTTTATAAGCCATTGATAAATTTCGAGTATTAAATAAACCAAATAAACCAAATAAGCCAGCTTGTATTCCAGCTTCAAAAGTGCTTGCCCCTTCTAATTTTGCAGTTACAAAACCATAAGAAGCCTCAGCAGGAATACGCAATACAGGAGTCGGAATCGTCCCTACACCACCTAATCCAGCACCAAAACTAACCGCTTTTAACGTTTCGGAGGCAATCTCTTTAACATTTTTATCTTTTCCAGCGATTGACTCTGCAATATTATCAATCAATGTTTTAACACCAAAAGTAGTTCCTGTTTGTGCCATTCTTCCAGCTGTTATTTGTGCTACTGTTGGCAATGCTTCTATAAAAGACGCTCCTGAAACAGCGGGTGCTATTCCAGCCGTCATTCCCCCTGTTGCTATTAACCCCACTAAAGACCCGGCGACTCTCGCAATAGGATGTTCTGCACCAGGTTGTTCTAATTTTTCAGACTTTATGGGTAATATTCCTTGAACAAATTCATCCAAATAAGAAGGCACACCAGAATATAAATTCGTTTGACTTTGTTTGGCGATATATTTATTCATCCGCATTGTCATATAGTCATGTTCTTTTTCAGTTTGTTCTTTAAAAGTATCAAGAGATTTTAATTGAGCATTTTGTGATAATTTTTTAGAAACTTCATCTTTATTAAAAAAATTAATTGCATTTTCAACAGCATTAAGAGCCATATCCATTGGTTTGCTTGTTAAAACTCTTTGTCCAAAACTTAACCCTTCTCTTGGGTCAGAAACCGTTATCTCACCTGTCAACCCTAAACCAGAAGACTTATCCTCAATTTCCCCTGTCAATCCTAAACCACCGGAAGACTCCATCATGCTAAGGCCATGCTTAACATCTTCATAAGACACTTCTTTATCCTTATATGTGAATGTCTTATCAACTGTGCCTGTCAACCCTAATCCCATTAGTTATTGTCCTCTATCCATTGTCTAGCCGCAATATCGTCCATACCAATCTCCTGAGTTAAAAAATTATAAGCTTCCGGTTTTGTCTTAATTTCTTTAGGAAAATCTTTAACACTGAATTGTTTAGGCTCTTTATATTCATCTGGATATAAATACTTTTCTGCCTCTCCTAAATAATCTTTAGTTGTTCCGCCTTCTGCCCCTTCTTCAGCCATTCCTTGCGCCATTTTCCAAATACTTTTTCTTTTTTCTAAAGGAGTCTCTTGTTTTACCTGTTTTGTTTTTTTCGGCTTAATTGAAATACCACCCCGACTTGTGTAACTGGTGTCATAGTCGCTTTGTGCAACAGGTGTCATAGCATTGCTTACCGGATGCCCGTTTAATCTACCCAAAGCCTTTTCTCGAACTTCTTGCTGTACTCCCTGCTTTAATAATCCGGTTAAATCCTGTACATTCCGGGTCTCTTTCGTTAAAGCAGTTTCAATCATATCATCTTCAACCTGAAAATTAGCCTTTTGAGCCTTAGCCTGATTGCCAAACATTTGCCTCATCATATCAGCTTCAAACCTATCGACATCCCCTCTTGTCTGTTTCTCCTGAATATCTAATTCAAACTTCTTTTTCTTCAAATCAAACAAAGTATTTTTTTGCTCACGTTCAATTTTTGCATCATTAATCTTATTTATTCTATCCTGAGATTGTCTAAGATGCCCCAATGTTGATGTTATTATTTGTAATCCTCTACCCATTATGTCACCTCAATTTATTGATAATTTTTTATACGGTTTGCCTAACCATAACGCATCATCTTTTTTTGTCGTTGTTGTTCCGGGTAATTGCTTTCCACCTTTATCCATCAAACTGCCCCAATCGAAACCTTGTATTGCTCCCATTGCTGCCCCCGCGGGACCGCCTGTCGCATATCCTACCCCTGCTGATATTCCAGTTGAAAGTAAATTACCAAACATATCGCTTTCTTCTGCTTCTTTAGTATCAGCGTATTTTTCTCTTTCAAATGCCATTTGCTCTGTATTCAAATTAAATCTATTTCTCATTTCCTGAGTGTTTAAACCTGCGCCACGCGCTCCTTCAGTAATACCTCTACCTTGACTAAAAAGAAATTCTTTACCCCCTAATGCTCTCATATAATCATCATATCGTGCCTTACGGCTTACATCACCCGTTATTTCGGCTATCTGAGGAGCAAGCCCGCCACCTCTTCCCCTACCAGTTATTGCCGCTCCTTCAAGCATTGATTTTGTAATATCAGACGTTGTCATCTGCAACATATCTTCAAATTCTTTGCTTCCGAATTCACCAATCCCTTTATAATATTCAGGAACATCACCTTTCAAAATATCCATTCCCAAACCCTTCATAAAATCCTGAGTTTCCCGATAATCAGGGTCTTCATGCCATTCAGGGGCTTTCCAAGCCTCCCTTTCCTCATCATCATCTCCCGCTAAATAACCAAGAGCTAATCCTTTCGGACTAAATAATTTATTAAAAAATCCCATAATCCCCCCCTCTTTATTTATCAACCAATTTCTTCAAATTTTCTTTAAAAACCTTTTCTTCCTCAACCTCAATATCAACCTGTTTAATATTATCAACATGCTTGTCCATTTTTTTAAACATATATCCCCGCTTCCTTGCTTCTTTGTAAGCCTCTTCAAACATAATATGATAAATCGTTGCCATTTCAGCTTGCTCTTCTTCGGCTTCTTGTTTGGCGTTTTTTTCTTCCTGAGACAAAATTCTTTCTCGTATTCCACCGTTAAAATATTCAGCTTTTGAAATAGATATTTTCTCGTCGCTATAAAATGCAAACTCATCCCTTGACTCTAAATCATCCTCATTAGGCTGGTAATCTGTACAAGCAACAGCCCTATTAGTATCCTTTGAAATAATATACCAACCCGCAAAAGCCGGATTAATAACTGATAATAAAAATAATAACGTAAAAATTGTTTTCATGTTTTCCTCTCTTTTTACTGGATACAAAAAATTAAATAATTTGCTGTACCTGTTATAGTTGTATCTGTTTGCCCATCAACCCAATTACTATTATTGGCAGTACAAGTGACAACCCTAGAACTTGACGCTGTACAATTTACGTCATTAAAAGCTCCGTTTATTCCCGTGTCATCTAATTCACCTAACGAAACTATCCAGTCACATTCATCCTGACTGTATCCACTTGGCACAGGAATTGTTCCGCCATGCGCTACCGTACCAGAAGAAACTATCATTGCGTTATCTTCATTGAAAACCTGTTCAATATCCCCACTGGAATTATTATAAAAACTCCCTAACTTAACAAAATAAGTCGACCCCGTCGGAGCTGATGAACTTGTACTAAATTTTATTGTAAATGTTCCGGATGTTAAACTCCCTATTCCATAAACATAATACGTCGTTGAATTAGCCTCTGACCCCGTATCAAGATTTGCCGCAAACGTAGCGTCAATATTGGCAGTACTTTCAGAAAATAAAACCCGTGTTCCTGCCGCATTCTGACAAGCTATTTGTCCAGGCGTTATTCTTAATGTTGCCCCTGAATTGTAAGTTAATTGCGCTCCTTCTCGGTAATCTTTAAGAAGGCGTTCGAGAGGGTCTATCGCTTCCTGGAAGATCGTAGTATCAATGTCATTGAACTCTGTTGTTCCTTTAAGGGTGTCGTTGGCGATTGCTCCCACACCGCGCCAAATATGGTCAGCAGCTTCTACAACAGGGCTTGACATTATTAAAAAACATATTATAATAATAGAATGAAAAAAACAATAGCGAAAAAATCTGGAATTTATAAAAAATGTCCGATATGTAATACTCTTTTTTATGTAAAAAAATGCCTTATAGAAAGAGCAAAATATTGTTCTAAAAACTGTCGATATGAATCGCAAAAAGGAAAACCTACATGGAATAAAGGACTTAAAGGATTTCAAACCGCATGGAATAAAGGAACTAAAGGACTTATGCATCCCGATAATCCAGGAGGATATAAAAAAGGACATATTTCGTGGAATAAGGGAATTAAAACAGGCGTTATCCCTAAAACAGTTTTTAAAAAAGGAAGAGAACATTCTAATTTTAAAGAAATAACTTACCATCAAGGATATAAGCAAGTTTATTGCCCTCAACATCCTTTTCATGATAGATATAATAGAGTAAAAGAGCATCGTCTCGTTATGGAAAAACATCTTGGTCGATATCTTAAACCCGAAGAAACACTTCATCATATTAACCATGTACGAGATGATAACAGACTTGAAAATCTTATGCTTTTTACAAGTCGTTCGACACATCAAACTTTTCATGAATCGCTTAAACGCAAACCCCAAAATCAATAAAATAATTAATAGTTTTTTCATAAAATAATCTCCTTAAGTTTTCATTATATAAGCAAGAGCATAATATTTATCTCTATTATTGTGAGAACTTCCACCTCCAAAAGATATATGCGCATGACTTCCAGATGAAGATGTCGTTACAGTTAATGAAGTTTCCCGTGAAGAACTAAAAACTATTCCACTTGTACTCCCATCAGACCCTGAATAAACAGTAGTTGTATGAGTGTGAGCGCCTGCTGAACCATGAGTATGCGCTGGTATTTCTGCTTCTATTAACGTATGAGTTTTAGCACCGCCTGTATCACCGACATCATTTGTTCCACCGCTATCAGCATCCGCATGAATAACAAATCTATCTGTAAGGTTAGGTGTTCCGTTATTTCCATCACAAATAACCCAACCGCTAGGAATAGTTGAAATAGCCCCACTCCACATTGAAATGATGCCGCTAGGAACATGTGTTTTTCCTTCCAAATACAAAAGCCGCCTATTCGTCCGCCGCATTGATGAATTAAGTCTTGCCCGACTTTCTTCGCTTAAATCGTAAATAGCTTCCTGAGCATAGGAATTAGAGCCTATTAATAAAAAGGCTAAATTTACAATTATTCCTAATTTAAAGCATCTCGTCAACATCAAAAATCACCTTTATTTTATTAATTGTCCAAGTATCTGTTCCTGTATCGTCAACCGAAAACTGCCACATTATCCCTGTTTGATTTACTGGTAACCAATAAGTATAAATTTTTTCAATATCATTCCCCGTATAATTATTATCGCCGTAAGGATCGTCATCATCCGGGTGCATTGACATATCAATATCAAAACTTTCATCAATATCACCGTCAGAATTATTATACCCTATTGTTAATGTTCCCGCTGTTCCTTCGTAAAAAACAATAATTCTTTTCAATCTTTTCGGATTATGTGAAGCCTGCCCTTCAACTCCAAGATTAGAATATCCGCCTTTCCAAGTAGAATAAATATTTGTTTCGGCTGCCGCACCTTCTTTATTATACGCTAATTTAAGCACATAATTATTATTTTGATATAGTAAAGGACTTTCTAAAATATCAGTTGTAGAAAATGAAGCACGTAATTGCACATAATCATTAGCCGTTTCCCCTGATAAATCCGCTCCTGTCGGGTCAGAAAATTCAGAAGACCAAGAAGCGGACGCTACAGCCCCGCTTGTTGCTCCTGACCTGACAGCAAAAGTTAAATCTCCATAAGTCCCTAAATCCTCATTCCAATATAATTTATCATAATCGGTAGCATCAACTTCTGTGATAGCACTCCACCATGTGCCTGTAAGGCCTGGCCTGTCAATTATCGCATCCGCATAAATAACAGAATCAAGCGTTACACCTGCCATTGTAACAGAATCAATAGTCACTCCCCAACCAATTTCAGCATAAGGCAATATTTCTATTCCATAAGTAATAACACTATCCATAGTGCCTTTATCCAAATCACTTTTATATCGTAATGTCCACAAAGAAGGACTCGTGCTATGCGCCAAAATATTCCCGTCAGTACCGCTTGACCCTGAATAAACTGTCCCGAAATCTGTACCAGAATTAAACACTTCAAAAACATTAATCGACTTATCGTCAATCACGTATGAATCCTTTAACGTGTCCATAATCAATACTCTATTATTCGCAGCCGCCCCACTTTTTTCTGATGTATACGCCAACCGATACTCGTTATTATTAAAAACTGCTGCTGTCTTTTCTCTATCGGTCAATGAAATATCCGCTATTTCAGGCGCAATAACTTCAGATATAATTTGCGATTTTTCACCGTTAAAAACATAAATTCCATCCAAAGCCAAATAAATCATTCCTAAAGGAGAAATAACCGCGCTATAAGGGGAAGATGTACCTATTATTGAAAATGGGTCTGTAATACTCCACCTATTTGTATCTATTGCTCCTGTTGAAGTGATTGCGTCTGTAAGAAACTTTTGAATTGAATTATTTTTGACAATCGTAATAATTCCAAGAAGATTTTCAAGTACAGTTATTTCATCCCCATCATCAGGACGAATTTGTTCATAATCTGTGCCAGTAACAAAATAATTCGGAAGGTAAGCCTGTGACCAATAAATATCAGACTTATAATTAGCCTTATTAGCCGCCCATAAACGTTCATTATGAATCAACGCAAACTTACAGGCAGGTGGAGAAACATCTGTCCCTGCGGCCACTGTAGACCACGTAGGAGCAGCATCTCCTGCGGCTGTAGCATCTGTCATTGTATCTGCCAAAGTAGTCGTTGTGTTATCTGCAATGGTAGCCACTTTATAAAAGGTCGTATCTGCCTCTACGTTCGCCCTGGATGAATTATCTAATGTACGGTATACATATCTATGAGTTGTACCACTTACGCCTAAAGGGATGTCTGTTAATGCTATATTGCGAATACTAGAACCTGTAAGAATAGGATTTGACCGAGCGTTACTAAATTTATACGTAGAACCATCATAATAAGCAATTTTATACTGATACCATTTTGAAGCATCTAAATTCGCGCCAGTATTCAGTTCAGCATACGGCGCACCTAAATCAGCAGTCAGAATATTAACCGTCCTTGCGCCATCAGTATTCGCCGTAGTTGTAGTATGCCCATCCCATTTTTGAGCATTATCTGAACCATTAAAACAAATAGCCGTGTCCATATATGTAACACAATCCCAATGCTGGCCGTCAGTTAATTCATTACGTAAAACAATAAACGTCCCGGCATCATCATCACCATATTTTAAATATGTCGAACCACCTGCAATAAGATATTTTGTATCATCTGACTTGTAATAACGGTGCAATCCGGTAACGGCAAACGAACCCATTGAACCATAAGTGTTCATTTCATTGCGCTTACTTAACGCTCCAAATACTTTATTGGCTCTTACATTCCGGGCTTCTATCGCGGCATTTTTAGGAATAAGATAGGGATTAACAAGACTTTGTAAAAGTTTGCTGAAATCATTAATTTCATAAACAGCATCTGATGCTACTTGTGCATGTAAAGTAGGAATTGAGGCAAGAATAAAAAAAAGAAGAATAAAACATATTTTTTTCATGCGTGAATTGAAGGTATTTTCATCCTGAATTTAGCTGACGAACCAATATCCGGACGTCGTTTTATTAAAAGAGATTTTTCAGCCCTTAATTTTTTATATTCAGTTTCACTAATTACTCCTTGAGCTTTACTACCTAAAACTTTTTGTAATTTCCAACGAACATAATCGATAATTACGTCATCAAAATCAAGTAATGCTGTAATTTGATTGCCATTTCCTGAAAAAGGAAAATCTCCTGAATTTGTCATTTCAACTGCGGCCTTATAATAATCATCAGCCCAAAATCCATTAGTTAAAGCAGCACTCGGTTTTGGATAAATCCCGATTATATCTTCTTCAATATAATAATAAACAGGGTCATCTGAACTCGCGTCCCGCCAATTGCTGATATATTTATTCAAATAAACTTTAGTCACCGGAATTAACTTTTTCCAAGAAGGCGTTACCGTACTACCGCTATTCCACCAAAGTCCGGATTTTCCCATTAAAAGAAAATCTGATATTTCAGTATGAATTTCG